GCATAACGTAAACGTATATACTGCGAAAAAACAGTATCTAAATTTTTTACTAATGTGCTACGTTTAACTTTCATAGTACAAATATAAACCAATAGTTTATTAATTATATATTTATTAAACAATAGTTTTTAACAAATTGTAAATAACTTTATTTTTTTATAATGTAACTTTTTTAATAAATTTGCGTATAATAATTAACCAATGCGTTGGAGACTTGCAAAACCTAATAAAGATGGATGTTGCTTGGAACAGGTAAAAATTGAAAATTTCTTTTTTCTATGGGGAGCTTTTTCTTTCTTTTCTTTTTCTTTTTTTACTCTTTTTTTCTTTTTCTTTTCTTTCTTTTGTAATTAAAAAAACTTAATATATCTTTTATAAATAAAATATAATATAATTAAAAATAATAATATAAATAATAATATATAATAATTAAATATACTATTATCTCTTTCTATATTTTTATCTTTAATTACTTCTTTAGATTTAATATTTGATAGTTTAGATTCGTTTTTAACGACTTTTATATCTTTTTTATATAAACTATTATCTTTTTTATTTTCTTGTCTTAAAACAACGTTAAAATAAGTTTTGCCATTATACTCAAATGGTTTTAAATTATCTTTAGCTTCTATTGTAAAAATTTCAGTTTCGTAATTGAATTTAATTTCTACGTTAGAGCTATCAATTTCTGTTTTAGTTTCTAAAATATTTGTTTCAACTTCTTTCTCTTGCTTGTTTATAACCACTTTACGTGTCCCACAAGACATTATAACTAAAATTCCTAATAAATATATATATTTCATAAAAAAGTGTCTTAAATCGCTTTATTTACCATCTTGCTTTTGTACCACGAATATCGTAATGCACCCAACTTGGATAAATACCAATTCCGCCTTGTTTAATTTTACCTTGTTCAATAAGTCCTTCAATAACTAATGCAACTTCTTTTGGTGTCATTCCTGATACTTTAATATCAGCAGCCATTCCTTTAACGTGCTGACTATCTTTTGCACCACCTATTTTTTTATTGTGTTGCGGACTTCTATAACCACTTGTAATAGATATTGTTTTACCTAATGCGTCACGTAGCACTTGTAAATTCTTTGCAAGTTGTATAATGTTAGGTAATACGTTGTTAGGAATTTCCCTACCACATTTAGAATTAAATTCTTGTAAGCTAAAATTAGTCGTTATTTTTGACATCTTTTTTATTTTTAACTAATTCAATTATTTTCATAACTGTATAAACAATAGAAACGCTTAACAAAGCAATTTTAAATATTTGTTCTACTTGTGTGAAACTAACCGCCATTGCAATAGAATTCAATGCGTATAGTTGTATATCTTTAAGATTCATTTTTAGTTTTCATTAAACGTTCTACAATATTAGTAACTCCCTCTATTGTTATGTAAGAAGTTGCTATAATTACCCAATCAGTTGATGTAATAACACCGCTAAACAAACCGGAAGAAGCTACAACAAAAACTGTTAATTTTCTACTTACCCACTTTGATAAAAGCAAATCTATTTTTTCTTTTCTGCTCATTATTTAAGTAAATTTTCTACCTCATATCCTGCTTGTTCTAATGCTAATTGTGTATAAGCTAAAGCAGTTTCAATAGTTTGTTTTTGTCCTTCTTGAAGTTCAACTGTAAAGTTTCCATTTGGAACATTTGTGCTAATAGCATTTGCTCCCTCTTTAAAAGCAATTTTACTCGCATAGTTTGATGCTGCAATTTCTAAAGTAATTCCATTTGCTCTACCTGCAAACTCGATTCTACAATATACTTCAGGCATTTCAATAGTTGTACCTGTAATAATAATTTTTGCTGTTTCTGTTGATTTTACTAATAAACCCATTTTATATTTATTTTTAAATTTTAATAAAAAGCATTCCAAGTTGTGCCATTATATCCGTAATGTTTGTTATCTGTTGTATCATACACAATTAAACCAGCAGCAGGTGTTGCAATAGCGTTTCTTTCTGTTGTAGTCATTCTTGGCGGTAGGAAACCTCTTGTTGTGCTATCTACTTGTAATTGAGCAGATGCTGCCGGTGAAGTTGTTCCAATACCTACATTACCTGATGATGTGATACGTAAGCGTTCTAGTTTACCAATACTAGAGTCATTTTGAGTTAGGAATGCAAGGCCTCCTTTATGTGTAGACGATGTATTCGTCCAGGATGCTTCTCCTACCCCTGTAATACTTGCTGCAACTCGATCTTCGACATTTATCCACGTAACGTTATCTGTACCTGCAAACCCGATAGTTCCTAATAGTGTGCCATTTGATACACCGCTGCTAGTTGCGTCGCTATTCCTAAGGTTTAATTGAGGGCCTCCTGTTTTAGCGATCTCGAGTAAATAGTTAGGAGTATTTGTGCCTATTCCTACGTTACCTGAAGTATTTACCATAACTCCTTCAGAATTTGAGTTTAGTAAACCTATTGTATTATTTCCTGCATTCCAACTAACTTGACCATATTGATTACTTCCTACACCCTCTCCTATTATCCATCTTGTATTATTATTTGTACCTATTAAATAAGCATCTAACACTCCAGATTTTCTTATATCTAATGTAGCAGCTGGAGATGTCGTTCCAATTCCTACGTTTCCTAATCCATCAACACTCATTAAATTAGCAGTATCTGCACTATTTCTAACCCTAAAAGCTATGTCAGTTGATAATGCACCTTGTGCTCTTACGTCAAGTCTTGCACCAGCGGTTGTTGTTGATGCACCTATAATTGTATTTCCATTAACGTGAAGTTTAGCAAGAGTTGGGCTTGAAACTCCCATACCTATGTTTCCACTTTGATTTATACTAAAACCAGATGATGACTGAATAAATAATCTGTTGTTAAATTCAATAAAACTATCTGCATTGGCCGCTCTTAAAGTTAATATATTAGATGTAGATGAATTTTTTATTAATAAATGCGATGATGCTAAATTACTTGTTGTTAATTCTAATCTACCTAATGTTGTATCCCAAAATAAACCATTATCTCCTGTTTGTGTAGTTGTTCCATTAAAGAAAGCAACTTGTCCGTTTGCTCCTGTTCCTGTAATAGGATTGGTTAAAGCATTCTGCTTATTGTTGAACATAGTCCAATCAGCAGAACTTAACGCCCCTCTATTAGTTGCTGATGCTGTTGGTAAATTAAATGTATGTGTATCAGTAGCAGATGATATATTAAAATCTGTACCTGATGTTCCAACTGCAAAATTTTGAACTTGTGTAGTTAATCCATTCAATGCAGTTAATCCTGTTGTGAATGTTGTAAGAACCTCACAAAGATTTCCGTTCTCTGTGTGTAATGTTATAGTTCTTCCGCTTGTAATTACATATATTCTAACTGCTAATCTATCAGTAATAAGTAATGAAGTTTGCGGAACAGGAATTGAAGTAAAGTATTGGTCAACAGTTGTACCATTTGTAATGCCTTCAGGATTTACAGAGCCACTTGCAATAAGTGTAAAAACATTTGTATTACTAACTTTATAAATTTCACCATAAAATTGCGGACTACCTCCTGATGCACTTGATTGAAAATAAAATTCTACATTCCAATTTCCACCTGGTATATTCAAAAGCGAAGGGTCTCCTGCGTCAGTTATGAACGATGCAATATATCCATTACCTTGTCCATTTGTTCTTATAAAATTAGTACCTGTTCCAAGTATTGGCGTTTTACTCATTTGATAATAAGTAGTTCCCCCAAATGTACCTTGGGAAACGCTACCATTAAGGTAATAATTAACTGATGCACCGCCACCTGTTGAATTAGGAAAATTAGCAAGTGTTCCGTCACCTCTAACATATTGATTAACTGTTCCTGCTCCTGTAACAGCTATATCGCCACTTGATGTAATTGGACTATTTGCTACACTAAAGGCAGGTGGCATAGTTAAACCAATATTTGTTACAGTACCATCAACTTGTAATTCCCAAACTGCATTTGCTTCTGTTGCGTCAGTACATTCGTAAACATCTCCGTTATCTAAAATCCAACGACTCCCTATTACAAATCCTTTTGTTTCGTCATCAGTTGCAGTTGGTGTAATTGTAAAATTGTTAGAAACTTCACGAATAGTAAAGCCATCTTGTTGCATTACATATTGACGACCTGCTTCCCATTTCAACTCGTAGTCTAAAGAACAAACTAAAGCTACACCTTTCGCACCGCCATTTCCTGAATCAGTTAAACCTTTTCTTATTCTTGAGCCATTATCAAAAGTTATTTCATCACCATCACTAATTGCAATATCAGTTCCATCAGTTATATTACCAAAAGCAAGTGTTTCAGCTAAAGTTTGACTTCCTGTATTTGTAACCTTATTTATATTAACTTGTATAATTTCTTCAGTAACATTAATAGTAACATCTTCAGTAGTTGCGTAAAGGTTTAAATCTACAACCTCAACAATCTCTGAAGCTACAATATTAACTTGGTCAATATTTTCAGTTACGTTTATATTTACGTTTTCAGCCATTATCTTGTTACGTCATTTGTTATTAAAAATTCACCTGAAATATAAGTTTTAATTTCGCCATCAAAATCAAACTGAATATCATACAAATATTTACAAGCGTCTATATTTATAATTTGCTCATTAATCTTAAATAAACCATTTACTGCGTCTGTAATTGTAATACCCGCATCATCAACTGAAGTTAAATTCAAAGCAATAACACCACCATATTCTTTGCGTAATTGCATACGAATAATAGTATCAGATAAATCAACCGCAACTTCATTTATTGTTAATTCAAAATCAACTGCTTCAAAGGTATCACCTCTTTTATGTTTAAAATTTAGACTCATTTTGTATTTTCTTTAAATATAATTGTAACTTTTTTTTATTGTTTTCTTTTGGCTTTTTGTATTTTTTTTTACAATACCCAACCGCCAAAGTTGTTTCTTGTATCTGGGTACATATCTCCATTTGAGTTTGAATTATATTCAGGGAAGTCTGAATTATTAAAACAAATATAATCTATAAAACGTTGTGTATAGTGTTGAGCAATATCACGTTCTTTTTCTACCAAGTAATCTATTTCGTTTTTCTCTACACTATTTGCACTTTCTGAAGTGTGTTTAAATACTCCTTTGTTTGCAATAGTATAAGCAGCGAATGGTAAGTATTGAACCATTGCCCAATGAATTAACATAGGTTTAATATAGTCTTTTAATAGATTCTTATATTTTAAGTTTTCAATTTCATTAATATCACCGCTTATAATTAAAGTTTGGAATCTATTATATAAATCAGTTCCTAAATAGTTTTGAATACTAATATCCTGTGATATTTTAATATATTGAACAAAATCATCAACATCTAAATTTCCATTTAGTATGCTAAATCTTTTAATATCTTCTGTACTTATTAATAATGCGTAAGCCATTTTATTTAATCGTTTTTAGGTAAAAATCCTTTGTTTGGCATATCTATTGGTCTTTTAGATACTAACTCCTCGTTTTTAATAACGTAACCATATTCAGCAGCTTTACGTGAAGCTATTTGTCTTGCTTTAGGTGAATTAACATCTATATTTACACCACTAAAAGAAGCGTAAACTCTTTTATTCCATCTATGGTGACACGCTCCACCGCCTTTGTATAACCATATAGAATAAGTATCAGCACCTCTTGGACCCCAACCTTTATTAACCGCTTGTTCTGACATTCTTAAAATATCTTCTTTTCTGTAAATCTTATTTGCATCTGTCATTTTTTTGCAAAACAATCTACTTTTTTCAGTAGTTTCACCTGCATAAACGTAACGAGTTATAAAACGAATACCATCAATGTTTTCGTCTTGTGAACTTGATGCGTTTGGTCTTGCAGAACCTGTACTTACAAAATTGTAAACTTTAGATAATAAACTTTGTTTTGGTTCTTTAGAAAGTAATTCGTTTTCTAAATCATCATTATCATAATCAACTTCACTTTCATCAATTAACAACCAATCAGAATTCTCAAACTCACCCAAGTCAATTAAACCACTTGCAACTTCATCATCTAAATAAGAATCAGCAGAACAACAAACCTTGCTCATTTTAACACCTGTTTCTTCTTCGTTTGTTTCAGAATTTAAAGTATTTACTTCAATAAATTCTAAAGGTTGTATAGTCTTAAAATATAAGTTTAAAGCAATACCATTAACTGCTAATATTTCATCTAATGCTTCAATTATTTCAATTTGATATGGTCTAATAACTATATTATCAAAAAGTCTTGTAGCAGTTTCAATTTCATCTGCATTGTTTGACATTCCTCCACCTGTATCACGAATACCTAAAAGCATAGGTGAAGTTACTCTATGACCTACAATTAATTTCTCAAAACATTCAGTAGATAAATATTGATAATGTTCAGGTGCATCATTTAATGGAATATCATCAACAGTTGTTTTATTATCTTGACTTGCATTAAAAGATACAATTACTTTATCACCTTTTGCACCTGTTAATTTACGTTTAACATCACTTGCAATTTCTTCACGTTTTTCTTCAGGTGGAATATTATTATTAAAGTTAATTACCTTTGTACCGCTAAATCCATTCATTACATCATTAATCAAATAATCTGCAATTTCTTCTTCTAATTTAGCATAAGGTAAAGCACCACTATAATCAATAGGTGTATAATAATGGTATCCACTTAAATAAGGTTTAACGATATATATTTCAACTTCTTTAGCATTACCAAAACCAAAAGCAGGAATACGTTTTAACTCATCACCTTTTTTATATTTTGCCCAATCAGGGTGGTAGTACCAAGCTTCAATTTCTCCTTTGTCATTACATTTTTCAGCACGTAATGTATGCATAGGAAAATGCTCAACCATTTTAACTTTACCATTTTGATAAACCACTTGCATAGCAGCCATTCCTAAAAGTTTACGTTCTAAAGCAACTTTCTTTAAACATTGTGGTTTAACAATGCTTTTCATTTGTGCATATTCGTTTGGCTTACGATTTGAATCAGTAGCGTCAATACCTTTTCCATAAACCATATTAGCAACACCTGTTATAATAGCGTTATTTGTATTAGAATACAAAAATCTATCAATTAAGTACTGAAAATAGTTATTATCTTCGCCATATTCAACGAATTCCTTGTTTTTAGATTCTACTATTACAGGAGAATTATATGCACTTAAATTTAAAATATGTATGTTATTCATAAACTATATATTCGTTATCAGTTGAATGTTCAATGTAAACATCTTTGTTTATAGTGAAATCAGAAATTGTTTGATTTGTGCAAAATATTTTATCTCTATAAACTACTTCACTTCCGTTTTTAATTGTTAAAGTGTAAAATTTATTTTCTTTTATCGGAAATACCAAATTAGTAACTGCGTAATATTTATCGATTGAAAATAAACATTGTATAGTAGTTTCTTCATTCGTTTCTTCATCACGTAAAACAATAGAATCAGCTTCTGTACCATAAATAGTAGCATATAAATTTTGAGCTGTTTCTTGTTCTTTTAAGATAATCATTTTTTTATTTTAAAAATAAATAATGTTTGTTTTTGTATAAATAAAAAAAGGGTAACTAAAAAGCTACCCTTAATTTAATTCAAAGTTTCTTATTAAGAACCTAATACAACTGTGAATCCTGCTCCAGCTAAAGTATCACCAATAAAGTTAGCAGGTGCTTTTTCAGTTCCTGTTAAAGTTAAAGTATATCCACTTAAATCACCCATAGCACCACCTGTAACAATAGTACCACCTGTTACATCCATTCCGTGTTGTAAACCTGCGTAAAAGAAATTTCCGTTGTTATCTTCAACTACAACTTGCGGACGACCATAAGCCATTAACTTCAATTCTTTGTGGTCTTTAATAGTTAGTTTTTTGAAAGTTAATTCTAAAACTTGTTCGTAAAATGTAGTTCCATTTTCACGTGAACTATTTACGTTTTGTGTAAAGGTACTTGCACCTTTTAAATCATATTTATATGCAGTTGGAGTACCTGCTACGGAATCAATCACATCTGTGTTTGTTCCATCGTATGTATATCCTGTAGCATCGCCAAAATTAACGAAATAAACCGCTTTTAAGCCACCTACTGAATCTTTACATACTTCTAATCTTCCACTTGATAAATCACAAGCCATATTGTATATATTTTTATAAGTTAATAAAAAAAAGGTGGTGTTTATTCCACCACCCTTTTAAAAGATAAATTCAATTAATTAAGCTGGAGTGTAAAGTACAATTTCAGAACCTACACCATAGTTAACACCTGCAGTAAATCTCATTACGATTCTTACATTTTGTGAACCATCAATGTCAGCCATATCAATAACTTTAACTTCATTGTGGTCAGCTAATAAACCTGTACCGAAGTATAAGTTAGATTTTTGAGCAGCCATTATAAAGTTGTTAGCTAATCCGTTTGCAACAAAGATTTTAACACCATCAAAAGATAATGAACCATTGTTAAACCATTGTGTACCTTGTGCGTTTGTACCATTAGCACCTAAACCTGAAGCAGCAAATCCACCTAAAGCACGAACGTAAGCTCTTGCAACGTTTTGAGAAACATAGATATATAAATCTTCTTTTCCGTAAAGTGTAGCAGGAATAGCATCAACAACTTTTCCTAATTCAGCAATAACGTTAGCAGCAGTAACAGTAGTACCTACTACATCAATAACAGTCGCATCAGCAGTAGCTAAAGTAACGAAACCTGCGAATTGACCTGCAGTAGCATTAACACCTCTCCAAATAGAAATTTCATTATTTTCAGCAGCTTTAGCAGCAACGTGTGCTAATAAGAAATCTTGGAATGATGGAGGTAAAGTGTCAAATGCAGAATATCCCATTTGGATAGCTTCCCAATCTGATTGAAAATCTTTTTTACATAAAGATAGGTTGATTTGGAAAGGTTCAACTTCAAGGATTCTTTCAGTTAAAGTTATAGTTGAAGTAGCATCAAAATCACAAGTAGCATTTTTAACTAAATCGTTAGTTGCAATTCTTTTGATAACTTCTTTGTATTTAACATTTGGTTTTACTTCAATACCACCATTCTCGATAGTAGAAGCAGAAAGTAAAGCTGCAGAAATATATTTTCCTGCAAATTCACCAGCATAAGTAGTTGTAATTGATGTTGTAGTTGGCATCTTTTTTTTAATTTAATTATTTAACAATTTTTGATAATACAGAATCAAATGTAGATTTAACTCTACCTTGTCCGTATAAATTTAATTTAACTTCTGATTTAGCTTCAGGATTGTGAGTTAAAGGTTGTGCAGACATTTCAGTTTTTTCAACTTCTTCTTTTTCTACTTTTTTACCTTTTAATTCTTCAACCTCTTTTTTAAGCATTTCAACTTCTTTTTTCAAAGCTTCAATTTCTTCTTGTTCTTTTGAGAAATGTGATTCTTTAACGATTGATTCAATGACTTTTTTAGGAGTAGCAGTTTCAGACATTTCTTGCTCAACTTCAACTTCAGTTTCAGGTTCTTCAACCTCAACTTCAACTTCTTTAATTTCAGCAATAATACCTTCTTCAGCTACAATTAAAATCATACCATCTTCTAACTTGTATTCTCCAACAGGTAAAGCAATTCTATCTTCTTCGTTTACGATAAAAACACTTGCACCTGCTTCAAATACTTCAGCTTCGATAATAGTACCATTTTCTAAAGCCATTTGAGCAAGTTTTACTTCCATACCCAATAAGGTTTTAATTTGGTTAATTACGTTTGACATTTGATTTGTTTTAATTATTTATTTTTATTAACTCATAGATTTTATTGAAGCAGCATTTTTAAATAATTTAGATGCTAATTTTACATCTTCATTAACTACTTTATTCAAACCTTGTAAATTACTTGGAACTTCTAAACCTAAAGCTTTTACATCATTCATAAAAACTTCGTAATTTTTTAAAAACTCGCCTGATTTGGCTGATAATGATTTTGCTGAAGCTTCAATTGCAGTAGCTGCTTCTGTTGCTTTTCTTAAAGAAGCAGTAGATTCGTTTCTTGCAGTTTGTACTGCATCGTAACTTTTTCTAATCTCATCAACACTAATTCTAGCTAACTCAATTTTTTGCGTAGCTAATTCAGTTTTAAATAATTTTTCCCCTACGGATTTTAACGTACTCATCTTTATATTTAATTTAGTTATTATATTTATCCGTTTCTTAAACTTATTTTATTAGCTTTTAATTTACCAATATAATAGTCTACATCTTTAGCAAAAAGTTTTAAAGCTTCACCTTGATTTTTTATTTGAGCAGGTAATTCAATACCTAAATCTTTTGATGATTTTAAAATTTCTTCAAATCTTTTATTTGCTGCTAATAATACTGAACCTGCCGCACTAAAATCACTTGCTATTTTTGTAGCTAAATCATTATAATCAACTACAAGTGTTTCAGCTTTAAAAAAAACATCATTTAATTTTTGATAATCTTTATTAAAATCATCTACTAAAGCTAACTCAACATTATGTGAAGCAAGTTCAGTTTTGAATAATTTGTTACCTACTGATTTTAACGTACTCATTTGATTTTTGTTTTAAAATTAATATTATAAAGTTTTGTTATATTTTTAACATTAACCATTACTTCTAACTATGGTTCTTGTGCCATCAATATTTGTAATCGATGGTGTTGCATTTTGATTTGTAGTTGCACCAATTCCTTGATTTTGTAAATCACCATTACAACATTCTTTGCTATAAGTTGAATCATCACATAAGCAACCTCTTTTGCCACCTTGTGGACTTGTTTTTGATTTAGTTTTCATTATACGTTATTTAAAATTTGTTTAATTTTATCAATTAGTATTTCTTCTTCAGTAAGTTCTTTACTTAACTCTTTTTTAGATTCTAATTTATCAGCGAAGTAACCTTCCAAACTAAAACCTTTTACTTTACCTGTTTTAACAAACTCATTCCACATTTGTTCGTCATCTACTTTTACACTTGCCATCCAAGTACCAACAGGAACTTCTAAATTATATAAAGCACTTTTATCTTTTTGCGTATCTTCAACAATCCAACTTTCAACAACTGTTAAACCTTCAATTTGTTTTGAATGTTCTAAAGTCCAATTTTGTTGATTCTTGTTTTTAAAAAATAATTGACTTGCTTTGTTTACAGTTTCTTTTGAAAAATAAATATAATATTCATCTTGTCCGTTACGTCTGTAAATAGGTTTTTCAGGAATCAATACTGCACCCATTAAAATACGTTTCTCACTATCTACTTCAGCAAGTTTTATTTCTTGTGTTTTTAATGCTACGAAGTTTGATTCTATTGCAGGATTTTCTACGATTGAAATAGCTTCTACACCTTGCAAATCTTCGTTATCATCTATGATTAATTCTATTAAATTCATTTGTTTTTATTTAAAAATTAATTATTTATTAAATTGTTTTTTATACCCAAAAAGGTATAATGTAAACAAATTTGCTTATATTATACCCAATAAGGTATATTATCCTAAAGATGCGTTTTGAATAATGTTTCTATCTAAACTTTGTGCGGTTGTAACGTTATTCGCTACCACATACGCTTGGACAGGTTGTTGTTCTCTACCTAATGTTTGTGCAATTTGATTTACTCCGCTATTACCTACTACGTTGAAACTTGGTGCTCCACCACTTGCACCGCCTGAAGCAGAAACTGATGGAGTAGAGGCACCACCACCGCCACCTCCTGGAACTTTAACAGATGCAATAGCTTTAACGGATTTAAAACCTGTTGCTAATATACCTGCAACGTTTACTGCTTTTGCTACATAATCATAAGGAGATGGTAATGTAGATTTTTGTTTTAATGCTTCAGAAACACCTATATAAGTATTAATTAATGCAGTAGCAATTCCTAATGTTTTACCTGCTGCTGTTTGTTTACCTACTAAATCACCCAACCCTGTTAATACACCTTCAATTTCTTTTGCTTGTGACATTTTTTGTTGAAATTCTATTTCACCAATTTTTATTCTTGCATCAGAATATTGTTTTTCAATAGCATTTCTTTGTTCTTCAGATAAAGTTTTATCGTCTAATAATAGTCTTTCTTGTTCTATTAAAGCGTTTCTTCTTGTTTCAAAACTTAATGCTTCATTGTCTATTAATAATTGTTGATTTTCAACTGCTTTATTTCTTTTAAATTCAGCAATATCATCTTCTGCTAAAATAATTTGTTGGTCAATTTCTTGTTTTTTTAATGCATATTCATTTTCTGCATCTACTTTGGCTTGTGTTCCTGCATTAGCTGAATCTATTACGTCTTGTAATTTTTTTAACTCTAATATTTTGTTTTGTTCTAACGCATCTTTTTTAGCTTGTAATTGTGCCTCCTCATTTTTAATACGTTCTGCGTTAAAATTCTTTTCATTAATAGCTAATTCTGTTTCAGCTTCTTGTTTTGTTTTAGTTAAATCTATTAACTCTTTATTTAAAGCTAAATCATTTGCTTTTTGTTCAGAACGTAAACCCTCAATTTGAGCAAGTACCCCTTCCCGATTTGCTAAAGCATTTGTTAATGCTACTTGATTTTCAATACTTTTGTTTTGTGCTAAAGTAGATTGAGCAGCAGCTATTTGTGCATCTGCTTGTCTTAACATTGCTTGTTGTTGATTTTCTAATACGTCTTTTAATTGATTATTAGCTTTAATCCTATCTTCAACACTATTACGTTCTTCATCACGAACCTGTCTTAATTTTTCAGCTTGTCTATCGTATTGTTCAACTAAACGTGCTTGATTTGCTTCGGCTAATTTTGCTGTGTTTTGTAATTGGACATTTGCTTTTGCTTGATCAATCGCACCTGCAACTGATATTTTAGAAACACCATCAATAGTACCTTCTACAACTGCACCTACTTCTGTTATTGCTTTGCCGATATTATTAACAACTTGTTTACCTGCAGAAATTGCATCTGTTCCTACCACTTTTAAACTTGCTCTGGTTTCGTTTATACGTTCAGTAAGTTTCTTAATTGTTTTTGGGTCGCCATCACCAAATATAGATTCTTCCCAAGCTAAACGAACTTCATCAATAGTTAGTTTAATTCCGTAAAAAGCAAGTTTTAAAGGTGTTAAACTTAACGTAAGTAAACCACCTATTGTTTTGCGTAAACCTTCAAAACCATTTGTAGCACTACCTACCTTTTCAACCATTGAAACAATTATGTTTGTAACCTGTGAAAAGATATTTGATACAGTACCCATTACTACTGCAAAAGTATCAGCAACTTTTTGATTGCCCATAAATACTTCTTTTAAAGTACTTAATGCACCAATGATTAAACCAATACCCATAGCTTTAATGGCTAAACCTACGCCTTTAAAACCTTCAGCTAACGATTTGGTAGATTTCTCAGTATTTTCTACACCTTTTTCTATATTTTTTATAGACTTTGATGCTGCTTTACCTAAATCACCAAATTGTTCAATTAAATTATCTACTCCCTTTTCAGCATCAGATGCGTTTACATCAATCTCTATTGTTTTCTTAATTGCCATTTTATAGTTTGTTTTAGTTCTTTAAAGTTTTCAGGTAATTTATTTTTTCCTTTTGCAATATCTATATATTCGCTATCTCCAATCTTTTGAAGTTGTAGCATTTCAATTATTAATTTAAGCATCTTGCACTATTGTTATTTTTACATTTATAAAATCACCATTTGTTTTTTTCCATACACATAATATATTACCTTCTCTTTCAGCTGCAGTTGTGTTTTGTAATATTTCAACAGGAATTGTGGTATCATTAAAATAAGAATCAGGTGTTACAACTATCCAAGCAACATCTGTACTTGAAACATCAATCTCATCATAACCTGCCATTAATAACATAACATCTAAATCTTGTGCAGTATTATCAACTTGATAAAAATCTTCAAAACTATATCGGTTACCTATCGGAACTTCTCCAACTCTATAATCAGTCAATAATTCAAAAGTCACTTCGCCTGTTGTTAAATCCGAAGTCATTTTATTAATCGTATATCGTTTATCTCTTATGATAATTCTGTCGTTTAGTTTTATATTAACCAATTCAACAGGATTAAAATAACACTTAACTATTACTAACCTGCTTTTAATATTAAATACATTACCTAAATAGTTTTCATAATGTCTTTTGTAAAGTCCATTGACTGCATTTGAAAGAAACCAAGAACTAATTTCTGCACCCCAATTTAAAGACATTAAAACTCCGTTATCAATATCGTTTGAAAATCTTCGATAACCAGAAATGCTTGTAATAGTGCCATCTAATCTGTCAATTTTTATATTCGGAATTGCACTTTTACGACCATTATCATACATTAAAACAGGTTTAGGAACGTAATTGTTTAAATCTTTATTTTTAAAAGTAACAGTTTGAAAGTCGCTATTAGTTTTACGTTCAAATAAAGGATTCTCAAATGGTAATTCAACGCTAAACGTACTGCTTTCTAAACTATCTATTTGTTCGTATTTTAAATCTCCATAAGCAAAATTTCGTGTAGATAAAAATAAATTGTTAAAAGCGTTGTTTAATATATTTTCAGAATTTTCAAATTTAAAATTAATGTTTTTGTAAGTTGAAGTCTTTTTGATTTCAATATCGTCTGTAATTACATTTTTTGAAATGTCATTATAACGACCGTTATTGTAATACAATTCTAATGGAATTAATTCAAATGTAGTTTCGCCTTGCGGAATAATAACCAAATTAAACATTTTAATTAAACCCGTAAATAAATCAATTATTTTTAAATCAGGTGCGTAACCGCCAATATCAATAGTACTTGCAATAGTTTGACTTGTACCACTTGCTGTATAACTTACTGCACTACTGCCAAAACCACGTGTATAAGTTAGTAAACTCGTAAAAGAAAAACCTGCTTGACCTTGTATAGCTATTGTATATTTATCGTTTAAGTTTTGAGTTGTAATATTAAATCCTATAATATCCCAACTACTATTCCCTATTAATGGATCTGTTGTATTTTCTAAAACCCCATTTTTGTAAAGTAACACATAGTAAGGTTGTGGGCTTGTTGTAAAAATTTTTATATTTGCTCTTCTTAATCCTGAACCTTGAAAACCTATTTCATCAGTTGTTAAATTTACTTCTGCGTTTGTTAATTGAGAAGATTTACTTGTAAAATTTACTCTTAATGGCGTTAACTTTTGGCTAAAACTTTCAGAGTTTTTAAACAACATCCAAAGTTTATTAAATTGAGTATAATTTAAAAACGCACCTGTGAAAGTTATGCCATATTTCTCCTGTATTTTTTGCATAATAAAAGGCAAACGAATTGCAGGGAATAAACTATTCCATTTAATAGCGCCTGTATTAGTTGTTATATCGTTCGCACTTGCGTTATTGTAATCATATAATCTATCGTGTGCAAATAATGGATATGCAACTGATAATGAATTACTGGTGCTTTGTATTCTGTTTAATACTTCTGTTGAAGTAAAACTATGATTTAAGGAACTATAATCTAAACTTGCAATTTTATCTTCTTTAAATAAATCCTTTATACTTTTAGCGTTGCCATAAAATACAATATTGTAAGCATCAACCATTCCATCTTTATACTTTACATCGTTTAAAGCAAATCCACCCTTTCTAAAAGTTTGCGTTTCTATTTCGATATAACCGTCGTATTTTATACGTTGGTCAAATCCACCATCAATAGAACTTTCGTACCAATGTTTAAATATTTCATTATTAGTTACACTTGCTGGAATAGTAAAACTTTGAGTAAAATCAGTTTTAGCTTTTGATACGTCTGCAATATCTTGAACAGAACTTGTAACACTAATTTTTTCGTCATCAAATAATTCAATACGCTTTGCAATACCATCAACATATATATATAAAGCTACTATCATATCACATCATTAATTAATCCGTAGTTAAATTCGAACTCTATTTCGTAGTTTATATTTTTGTCTTTTAAATGCGTTTTAATATCTGAACTTTGACTTTTAACTATTGCAGGTTTATTGTCTAATAAAACAATTTCACTTAAAAGTAAATCCTGAATAAGCTCTGAATAATTTTCATCAACCCAACCCGTATTACATTTTATCTTTTGCTTACCTTGAAAATTAAAACGTTGTTTTTGCCCTTGTAAGACGTTATAATCTATAGAGCTATGTAATAAGTTATAATCTTTAGAAGTTACGTCTACGCCTTGTGTATTGGCTTTAAAAAAGGTTAGATACTGCCAACCACCAAAACGATTTATAAAAGTACATATTACAGGAGTATATTTTGGCTCACAAATTTCTGAAGCATTAATATAAAATTGAGTATCAATATAATTGTTTATACCTAAAATTGGTAATTTATACATTGTTGCTTCAGTTAATGTAATATCAAATGTATCTTCAGGTGTTTCATAGTCGTATGAACCTACTTCTAAAAATGCATTAACATAAGTAGTTGAAAAGTTTTCAACTTGTAATTCAATATTTTCATTTGCAAGTAATACAACCTCAGCAGTAGTTGAATAATTATAACCAACTAAATATTGAGTAAACCCATTTAAACAAACAAATGTTTCATCGTTTACTTCTACGTTATCTGAATAGCTTATAACTTGCATATAACACCAAGTCTGTACATCTTCTTCAGTAGGTACAGAAACACTTACAGGTGCAATAGGTTTAATAAACTCTTTTGCAAAATCAGAAACGTTCCAATATAAAGCAGTTTGTGTTGGACTTGCTATTTCTTTACTTAAAGTATAATTTGGAATCGTAGGTATTGTATCACCTTTGTTCCACAAAAATATTTCTATCTTTGCATTTGTTTGCCCAACCTCATCTACTTCTATAAAATACGGACTTCTTACAAATATTTTTTTCATTTCTTATTAATTGTATATTCTAAAAATTGTTCTACATCTAAACCATAAGCTTCAATCAATTCATCAGGTAAACGTTCAAATGCTTTTTCAAATGGTTTAGTAAAAAATAAACTTGGTTTAATACCTTTTTTAAATATTGAATTACGAATTAAAAATGCAGTTGATTTATAACTCATAAACTTACCATCATCTTTTCTAAATTGAAATCTACGTTTTGTTACCCAATCAGTAATTGGTTTTAATGGTGGCTTTTTACTTTTATAACTAAATGGTGTATCGTATTTTCTTTTTGTACCACTAACTCCTTTGTCTTGAAACGTTCCATAATCTTCCATTAAAAAAGACATACGAAAACTATTTGCACCAACCTCAATTTCTTTATCTAAACTATTGTAAAGTTTTTTATCTACGTTTTTACCTTGCTTTGATAAATTACTTCTTGATTGCTGAATAACGTATTTAGCAAACGAGTTTAAATATTCTTTTGTGTTTTCTTTTAACAACATAACGACATATCATTACGAACTACAACATCAAATGTAACTGCCCAACCTGCTAAATCATTTTCAAACCTTTCACTAAA